CCAGATGAACTGGGCCGCACCGGAGGCCTTGTCGGTGGTCTTGAGCTTGCCCCTCACCGCCGCGTTGGTGACGTAAGCCATCTCGCCCACGTCAGCGTTGTCGATCGCCACGGCCGTCTCCAGGCCGACAATGTCCGCCCAGTCAGGAGCCGCACCGTTCGCGCCACCCGCCACCGAACCGATGCCGGAGGTGGCCGCGATTCCGGTGGGCTGATAGTTCGAGCCGGTGCCGTGGAGCGCCGCCAGGTCCATGGCAATCGCCAGGCTCTTGGCCATGTCGTTACGAACGAGATCCTCAGCCGCCGGAGTGCTCTGCTTGAGCAGGAGGCGGGAGATATCCTCATACGCCGCGACGGTTTTGGGAGTCATCGTCACCTGGGTGAAAGCAGAGGCCGACTCGGTCGGCGCGCCGTCCTCGGTCACCCAGTAAGCGGTCGTTCCGGTGGAGTGCTTCGGCACGGCAAAGTCGCCCACCAGGCCGTCGATGACGGTTGCACCAGCTTCGCGCACAACCATCCGGTTCCGGAGCAGGTCAATGAAAGACTGCGGCCGGAAATCAGTGCCCACGATCTGGTCGCCAGTGCCGGTGCCCTTGGTGAGGTCACGGCGCTCCATCAGAACATCGTGGGGAACCACGAAAGAACCGCGCTGTTCGGGGAGCTTCTCGGCTGCGGCCTGGGAGGCCTCCAGCTCGAGCCCCGCATCCGACCAGTCTTTATTGACGGCCGCACGGATCGCCCGCAGGAGCGAATAGCTCCGGAGTTCCTTCTTGTCCATACCGATGCTGGGATCTTCGGTGGCCGTGTTCTTCACGGGCTCGAATCCATCAGCAGCACGAAGCTCCTCAAGGCGGGCGACGTTCTCGCGCACCTCAGCAGCCTCGGCCTTGAATTTGTCAAAGTCGGCCTTTTCATCGTCGGTCAGTTTGCGGCTCTCCGCTTTGGCTGCGTCAATGACGCTCTGCATCAGCGCCCGCAGCTCCTCGTGGCGAGCCTTTAGGGTTTCAAGGTCCATGATCATTCTCCTTTTTTTGTTCGCGTCTCAGATGATTTCGGTTTCGGCGTCGAGGTCCGGCAGGAGATCGTCGGGCTCATGCCCATCAGCCTCCGCCTCGCCCGCGTCGGGCTCATGCCCATCACGCTTTTCGAACCGCTCCCGGTATACATCCTCGACACTGCGCGCCTCGGCCTCGGTGGCCGGATTCGCCGGAAAAGTCACTACGCTCACATCAAACAGGGAGGCCTTGCGGATCACCCGCAGAGGCGCTCCATCCTCAGTTTCCTCCTCGGTTTCATCGTCAACGAAAAAGCCAAACGAGGCCTGGCTCACGTCTCCGCGATTCATCGACACAAGCAGGTCACGAGCCGCCTGAGTCTCCGGTGGGTCAATGTCCATCCGGAGGCCATGCTCATCCACCTCGAGCTTGAGGGTTCCGGAAGCAGTGCGCCCCAGCACCAGATTTGGGTCATGATTAATCAGAGCCCTCACGTCATCCCCGCGATCCAGGCTCTCGTCAAACGCCCCCTGGGCGATGCTCTCAATGAACAGGCCCAGATCATAGGGCTGGTCAAAGGTGGCCGCGTAGCCCCGGATCCTGGGGCGCTCCCCATCTCCAGGTACATCGGCGCGAATCTCAATCATCCGCCGCTCGTGCTTTTTCATAATCACTCCTTCACCGGCTCTACGGCACAGTCGCACCCATCATGTAGAGGTGGGTGGAGAACATCGTGGCCCATGGTCATGGAACCACCATCGGCGCTTTCCACCGAGTCACCTTTTGAAAAGAACCCATCCGAGACGCCCACCACCTGGCCATCCAGGTTATCGCACCAGGGACAGCCCTCCCCGGAGGTTCTCCAGGTCCAGGCAGTCACCCCGGCGGTGGTGTAGACCACCCCAGCCAGAGCGCCACCAAAGCGCGTGGATTCCCTCAGCGCCGTGCTAACGGCCCGTGGGTTGGACCCGTTCGGGCCACCGTTCTCCCACCCGTCCAGGTGGGCCTCGATGGCGTCGATGGGCGAATCCTCCCCGCTTTCGAGCAGGGCCGAGATTTCATCCCGCGCCCCGTTGGCGTGGAATTCGGCGGCCGTGGCCACGTAAGCCTCCACCCAGTGGCGGAGCCCCTCGTTCATATCCCACTCGGATTCCACCTCCTGGGACAGCTCCGGGCCGATCGCCTCGGCCAGGGATTCGAACACCGGCAGGAGCTGACGTCGGGCGTATTCAGTATCGGCAAAGTATTCCACCAGCCAGTCGGCCAGTGATCCCTTTGTCCGGAGATGCTTTTTCATCGCAGCCCGGATCTGCTGAACGTCCCGGCGCACCACTCGGCGCATCGCGTCGGCAAGCACCCCCCGATAGCTGCGCTGTATCCGAATTCGAGCGGAACGCGTCTCAGACATTCCACGCGGAACATCCGGGGCGGTCCGGTGTTCGTGGCCGCAGCCGCAGGCGTTCACCTGAGCTTCATCGGCCTGGTCATCCTCCTCCGGCGGTGGGATCACCGGCGGTAGTGCAGCCGGTGGCCCTTCGGCCGCCGGATAAAAATTCGAGGGAACATAGTAAACCTCGCCAAGCCCGTCCGGCTGAGCGTTCATGTTCTCCAGAGCCCGGATCTCGTCGGCATTGTAAACGCCCCGATCCCAGAGTTTTGTGTAGGCCTCCACTCTGGAGGCCAGGTCGCCCCGCATGATGCCTGCGAGGTCATGCTCCAGGTACAGGATTCCCCGCTCACCAGCGTGGAGCAGGCGCACGTTGTAAGCCCCCTCCAGCCTGCTGCAATAGGGAACGCAGGTATGCTTTGCGAAATACAGATCCTGCTGTTCGATGTTGCTGAACGTCGCCCGCTCCAGGTCCGCGATCATATGGGGCGGAACCCGCATGATCCCACAAACGTCCGACCGTTTAAGCTTGAGGGTTTCGATAAACTGGGCATCCTCCGGAGCCACCGAGATGGGCGCGAACTCCACGCCCTCCTCCAGCACGGCCACCGCGCCCTGGTTGTCACCACCGTGAGCTGCTCGCCAGCTCGACGCCATGCGCCTGGCTGATTCAGTGTCCAGCTTGCCGGGATACTTCAGCACCCCGGAGGCCCAGGCGTTGTTTTTGAAAAACTTGGCCCCGTAGCCCTGGGCAGCGAGATAGTGAGCAAAGGCCTCCCGCGCCACCTGGAGCGGATTGTATCCGATCAGGCCATTCCCACCGAAGCCCTTGAAATGCAGCACGTCCGCAGCCGCATAGGTGCCGCCATCGCCCGTGGGCGGTCGGTGGATGTAGCCTAGGTGGCCGTTCCGGCGCTCCAGGTGAACGTGATCCGGATGCATCGGCCAGAGCGCCACCGGATACCCGCGCTGTCGAACGATGCGTGAATATGCGTTTCCGCGCATTGTCAGATGTACCATGGCCAGTTCACGCCACTCAAACGCGGTCATCTCCGGATTCGGGGCCACCTTCAGCAGCTCCATCAGGGGGTGATCGGTGACCCGTTCCCTGGATCCATCCGGGTTCCGCTTGAGCAGCCGGAGCGGCAGTGAGGCCATAGCCTCGCTCAGCACCCGGACGCAGGCGTAAAATGCAGGAATGCCCAGGGCCGTCTCAGCGTTCACGTCCACCCCGGACGAGGTATCATAGCCCTGTAGGTAGGCGTCCCGGTAAACTGACCATGAGCGCTGTTCAGGGGTTTGGCCCCCGAAGAATCTGGCGAGAAGTCTTTTCATTGTTTGCCCCTATTCATCTGCGCCAAGCATCAAAAAGCCCCTGCTGGCGTACACTGATTCAGTCGGTTCCTCGGCCACCAGCAGCCTCGAAAAGGCTATGATGAGAGCTACCGCCGCGTCGATCTTCTGCTCAACTCGTTCCTTGCGCGGGAAAATGTTATCGTTCGCGTCGGGCTTGATGGTGACATTCGACAGGCACCAGGCCAGCACCGGATCCCCATTGTGGTGGATCCGGCCCGCATCAACATAGGCCCCGATCCACTTCATGGGTTCGCTAAGGTGTTTCACGTTCTGCGGCACCTCGGTGACGGTTAGCGCTCGGCCGTTCCGCCCCTCCTGTAGGGAACTCATTATCGAGTAGGCCCCCCATGGATCGAATCCGATATCCGCCAGAACATGATGCTCCGCCGCCTCCTGAATCGTCGCCTCAATGGCGTCCTGGTCAAGAATCTGACCAGCAGTCGGCCGGAGGTGGCCGCCGTTCACCCACTCCGCATAATGCGGCCGGTTGGGATCGGCGGCCGCATCCTCTGGGAGCCAGTGATCCGCGAATACGAAATAATGCTCCTCCCCATCCTGCATCCGGCGGAATACCTGGACCCAGGAGGTCAGATCCTTTTTCGCGGCCATGTCCACCCCGCACCATGCAGCCTCGCCCTGAAAATCCTCGATGCTCAGCTCCGGATCGGCAAGCTGCATCCATGAATGCATATTGAGCCACGGGCTCCGGGCGTGGACCCAAGCGTTGAGATGTTTCGTTTTGAAAGTGTTCTGTTTTCTCGGGCTGCTGATGGCCTCCTGCTGCTGGGCCTCCAGGTATTCCCGGTCCACCGAAACTCCGATGTTTGGATTCGCTTTTGCCAGAATGGCCGGATCGGTCCAGTCATCGCCCTCGTCGATCGTGTAGATGATCCCGAAGGTCCATGGATTGTCCACCTGGCCCTCGAGAATCTTGATCACGTCGGCCCGCATCGCGTAGCACGGTCCGGCAATGTCGCTCCCGGCCGTTGTGATGACAAACAGTAATGGCTGGCGTCGAGCGCCCATTCCACTGACCATGGTGGTGACCAGTTCATCGGTGGCGTGTTCGTGATACTCGTCAACGATTGCAACATGCGGGGAGCTGCCGTCACCAGGCTTCCCAATAATCGGTTCAAATCTGGATCCGCTTTCCATAACGTGAAGGTTTTTCGCGTTGACCTCCACCCCGAAGAAATCCCGAAATTCGGGCGTTCGCTTGGCCATCAGCTTGGCGGGCCGGAAAACCTCCCAGGCCTGCCGCTCGGTGGTGGCCCCGGAATAGACTTCAGATCCAAACTCGTTATCCGCCGCCAGGCCGTAGTTGCCCACGATGGCGGCCGTCGTACTCTTGGCGTTTTTCCTCGGAACCTCGATGTAGGCCTGGCGGTATCGGCGGAGCTTGTCGGATTTCCTGAGCCATCCGAATAGGTTGCAGTAAATGAATGACTGCCAGGGCTCGAGCTTAATTTTCACATCCTCCGGAGCGCCCACGGCCCAGTGGCCCTTCGTGTGGGGCATGAACTCCGCGAAATTTGTGAAATGCTGGGCCGTTTCCGGATCGAAGAAATACGGGAACTCCTCATCCTCCTGGGCCTCCAGGTCATCCAGAAAGCGCTGGCAGGCCAGGCGGACATACGTGCAGGCCACCACCTCGCCCTGAGTCACCTGCTGGGCGTAGAGAATGGCCGCGTCAGCGTGGGGGAATTCGTTGTCACTCAAGCGGCACCTCCTCTTTTATTGCCGCCAATGGCCCGGCGGTGGCCCCAGGAACTCCCGCGTCCATCCGCCCAGGGAGTAGACCCGCCCCCGGATCTCGGTGAACGCGTCCCGCCATCCCTCCCTGTACTGCTCATATGGTCCAGGTGACGCCAGAACCTCGCCAGGATGCTCCCGCGTGTTCCCGGTCAGGTGGACGCCAGCCAGCACCAGGCGGGAGTAGCCCTGCTCCAGCGCCCACTGAACAACATAGAGGGCGGAGCTGCCGCGCCACTTCACCGGCCCATAGTACGTTGGGCAGGCACGATCCTGGCCGGGCAGGAATGATTCACCGAAGATGGGGCAGTTGACATTCATTTCAAGCTCACGGCGCAGGGTTACCCACTCCGCCAGCTCATTGGCGTGGACGCTCCCCCAGGCGGCAATCTCACCCTGGTAGCAGAGGCCCGCCCTGTTGACGGCCAGCACCGGCCACGGGCGCACCGTATCGGCATCCCACTCCCTGGCCTCCTCAACGCCACCGGGCGCTGATGCCAGGACCACCGCATATTTCATGTCAGCCCCCGATTTCTGAGCTGCTCCTCGATGAATTCGCGCCTCTGCCTGAGCTGCGTCTCAGACACCCCGTGGGAGCTGCCGGGAGGTGGCAAATATTTCCGCGCCAGCTCGAGCCGCGCCTTGTCGGCCTCGGTGAGCTTCCGGGGGAACATATCCAGATATCTCCGGGCGTCGGCCTCCCCCGTGAGCTGCTCCAGGTAGCGGCCGTCCAGGTCGATCCCAAACCAGTTGTGGCTGAGCGTATGGCCTTGTCCCGCGCCCGGACGGCCGGGCAGGCCCTTGATGCCCACCACCAGCCTGGAGTGGTACAGGTGGCCGTGAGCCGCGAATTTGGCCCATATCAGGCTGTCCACCCATGGCCCATCGTATCCGCTCAGGGCGTCGATAATCGGATCGAACAGTTCGGCGCTGAACGCGGTGGCGCAGAGACTGGCGTGGGCCAGGTTCTCATGCTCGTGATAGCGGCGCGTGGCCACGTTGTAATACAGGGTTCGCGTCTCGCCCACCAGAGCATTCTGCTCCAGCCACCTCTCGGCCGTCTCGATCCATGCCGGATCGTAGTGGTCATCATCCTCCAGAATGACGATCCCATCAGCCCAGCTCTCCACCTGGGCGATTCCCTCCACCAGATTCCGGGCCAGCGTCACCGGCCCGCCCGGCCGCCACCTGGGCGTCGGGCGCACCACCTCCTGACCAAGAGTGCAGGCGGTGGCTGGGTTGCAGTCATCCACCACCACCCAGGCATCGGGCTGACGGGTCTGCCTGCTCATGTACTCCTCGCAGAGCTTGAACGCTTGAGGGCGTCCGCCGGTGCAGGTCAGAGCCGCGATCTTCATGCTGAACACTCCTCCAGAAAGCTGAGCGCCTCACCGGAGGCCAGCTCTGGAGCGGCCCAGTGGACGTATGAGAATCGATTGAAAAACTGCTCCACCGAAGTCAGATGGGCAGGGGCTATCGAATCAACCTCCGCCGCCACTCCAAGCGGATGAGCCACATCCGAGAAAACCGCAGCCCTCGAGCTGACCACCGGCAGACCCATCTCCAGCGCCGTGATCCCCACGTTTGAGGAGTGGGTGACCACCACCCAGGCGGCGGCCAGGTCATCGAGCAGGGAGGGCTGGCCCTCGTTCACGTTGGCCGAGTCCGCCCGGCTGAATGCTCTGGGCATATCGTAGGTGACCACCGGCGGAATGTTCTTTGCGTGAGGGTGCCGCCGATAGACGATGAGCCGCTTGGAGTTCTCGGCCATGGTCCGCACCGTCTCCTCCAACTGTCGATCGAGGTTCGGGCGCTGGCCGCAAATCATAATCTCCTCACCCCTTGGCTGCGGCCGGACTCCCAGCCCCTGGGCCAGCCGTCGGGCAGAATCCACCAGGCGGGCCGGTGGGAGCCATGGCTTTCCGCCCAGGTAGACCAGCCAGTGATCCGGCCGGATCCACGAGA